ACGCAGCCCCTGTAGTGCAGGAGCAATCATTTGGCGACATGGTTAACGAGTACGCTCAGATTAACCAAAGAGCCCAAGCGGCAGAAACTCAGAAGTTTGACACCCTGATGCGTGAGGACGCCAGGTTGCGTGACATGGGGTCTGCTTCATTTGGCCAGGTATCCCCAGAGCTAGCTGCATACCGTCGCTCACAGATGCTGCCGACAATTGGCGAGATAGGAATGGGAGCCCTTGAAGGCGCTGTCGATACGGTAGACTTTGTGTCTCAGCTTCCTACAGCCATATCCACCATGACCATGCCAAAGCGCACCCCCTTGCGTGATCGCCTGGGCGGACTTCTAGACTACAGCTTTGTGGATGAGAGGGATCAAAGGGCCAGGGACCAGGCTAGATTGATTGGCGGGTTATTAAGCCCCATTTAATGGTATAATCGGCCCAATAACTGGAGGCCATAATGGCAATAAGCACATACAGCGAGCTGCAGTCTTCAATGGCAGACTTTTTGAACAGGTCTGACCTGACTTCTGTGATCCCGACATTTATTGCGTTGGGCGAGGCCAGGATGAACCGAGACATCCGTCACTGGCAGATGGAGAACAGGGCATCGACTACAATTGACGGCCAGTACCTAACAAAGCCAGGCGACTGGGTTGAGACTATACGCCTGCATTTGACCGGCCAGAACACCTCTGCAATGGACCTGTTAAGCACTCAGGCAATGGCTGACAAGCGCCAGGGCGCAGAGAACGTAGCAGGCAAGCCAAAATACTATGCACACTCTGAGGGCCAGTTTGAGGTATTCCCTACCCCTGACGGCTCATATGCTGCTGAGTTGCTATACATCCAGCAGATACCTTCCCTCAGCGACAGCGCGACGACAAACTGGCTGCTGACATCATATCCAGACATCTACCTGTACGGCTCACTACTGAACTCTGCACCATACCTGGCTGAAGATGGCCGGGCTGAGGTGTGGGCTCGACTGTATGGTGAGGCGGTAGACAAACTAAACTTAACTTCTGAACAGGCAGCTTATTCTGGTGTTGGCCTGACAACTAAAATACGAGGACTCGGATGAGCTTTTCAAACTTCTTAGAAACAGAGGTCCTGGACCATGTGTTTGGTGGCAACGCCTACACAGCCCCAGGCACTTTATACACTGGACTATACACTGCAGCGCCTAGTGACACGGGTGGCGGTACAGAGCTGTCAGGTAGCGGCTATGCTCGCCAGGCCACAGCATTTACTGTATCTGGCGACACTGCCAGCAACACATCTGCAGAAGAGTGGGCAACAGCTACAGGCGACTGGGGCACTATTACTCACGTCGGCGTATTCGACGCAGCCACAAGCGGCAACCTGCTAGCCTATGGCACATTGACTGCAAGCAAGACAATTGCTACTGGTGACGTGTTCCGCATCCCTGCTGGCGACCTGGATATCACGCTAGACTAATATGCTCTATGGCGTATATAAATACGGGCAGGCTGCATACTCGACTGCTAACCTAGAGGATGGCGCGTCTGTAATAGCAGCCACGTCTGCTGTATCGGCTACTGCTGGGTTTGTAAAAGAGGCTAGCTGCGCTATATCGGCAGCGGCATCTACGTCTATCTCAGGCCAGGCTGTACGAGAAGATTCTTCTGCGATTGCAGTAACATCTGCAGCGCAGGCAGATCCGCAGGTTATATTGCAGACTGGGTCAGCTATTGCGGCTGCATCATCTACTACAGGTGCAGGCATTGCGATACGGGGAGGCGAGCTATCTATATCTGCGACCTCTTCTGTGGCATCTGCAGGCGCCAGGATACAGCAAGGCATATCGGCAGTAAGTGCTGCGTCCTCTGCAACAGCAAATGCCGTTACGATAGTAGTTGCCGAGTCGGCGATTGCAGCAACAAGCCAGGCGGTTATGTCTGGCAATATTACGGCTGGTGGCGTGACTGTTATGTCGTCGTCGGCATCATTAAGTATTTCAGGGTCTATCCTATGGACAGACAGCCCTGGAGATGACGCAACTTATGCAGACGTAGCAAGCGCTGCTAATGAATGGGCCGATGTGGCTGAATATACAACTTTATGGGAGGCCGCTTAAATGGCTGATACAACTACAACCAATTATGGTCTGACCAAGCCAGAAGTCGGCGCTTCAGAAGATACTTGGGGAACCAAGATAAACACCAACCTGGACACTCTAGACACGACCGTTGACTCTATCCAGGGTAAGTCGGGTGCGGCTACGCTAAAACACACTGACAGCGCTAAATTGACAACCACCTCCACAGGCATAGACGTTACTGGCACAGCTACGATGGATGGGCTTACTGTTGATGGTAACGCGGGTATTGGCGGCTCTACAATTACCGATGTAAACCTGCTAAACATTCAAGGGTCTGGAGCTTCTAAAAATATTGGTGTTGTTTTTAATGACACAAACACTAGCAAGATATTTGCCATACAAAACGGCGGCAGTGCATTAAAGTTTTTTGATTACACAGCCAGCGCAGAACGCATGCGCATATCCTCCAGCGGCTCCGTGGGTATTGGTAACACTGTTGCGTCTAGCATGGACGGAGGTGCTAATAATTTAGTTATTGGTAGCGGCTCTGGCACTGAAGGTATGACCATATACTCAGGCACTACCAACTCAGGAACTATTTACTTTGCTGATGGTACAAGCGGTGACGATAGGTTCAGAGGACAAATAAATTACGCACACAGCGATAACTCATTAAACTTTAGAACGAATGCTTCTTCATCGCCCCAAATGACGCTAGACTCCAGCGGTAATGTGGGCGTGGGGACTACATCGCCTAGTAGTTTTAATTACCTAAGCACTTCCCCCCATTTAGTGATAGGCGGAGGTTCTAGTGATGCGGGTGTCACCTGTTATAGCAGCACTAACGGATATGGTAGGCTTGCTTTTGCAGACGGGACAAACACAACAGAGCAGTACCGTGGATTAATCCAGTTTTACCACGGTGACAACTCTATGCAGTTTTACACAGGCTCTGATGAACGCATGCGCATAGACTCCAGCGGGAATGTGGGTATTGGTACTAGTTCACCTACTTTTACTCTGGAAGTAAACGGAGGAGGTGCGGCTGATAATTTAAAAGTTGAATCCCAGTCTACGTTAACTAATTTTTATCAAATAACCACTGGTGGGACAACTGTATTTCAGAACAATAACGGCAACATGGCTATGTTTACTGGCGGCGCAGAACGTATGCGCATAGACGCCAGCGGTAATGTGGGTATTGGTACTTCCGCAATTGACGGCAGGCTTGAAATAAAGAAAGCCACTGCATCCAATGAGACAATTCTTGGTATAGAAGCGTCAGGCGTCACTACTGGAACTCTAGGCTCTATCACCTATGACCAATCAGATGACAGCATGAGATTGCTTAACAATAGCAATTTTGGAGGCACTACTCTTAGGCTTGGTACTAGAGGTGCTGACAATCTGGTCATAAACTATAGCGGTAACGTGGGTATTGGTACTAGTTCGCCTAGCTACGAATTAGATATTCAATCTTCATCTGGAGATGCTGAAGTAGCAATTACTGGGTCAACAACAAATAATGCAGTGTTGAAGTTTGAAAATATAACAAACAATACTCTTGCTGATATATATGCTGACAATAGTAAGAATTTAATCTTTAGAACAAACGGCACAACAGAACGCATGCGCATAGACTCAAGTGGCAACTTGCTTGTGGGGAAGACTTCTACTTCTACCGCAAGCAGAGGCTTAATAATTGAAGATACTGGAGAAGTGATTTCTACACTTCCTAGCGGAAATACTTTTTTATTACACGATACAAATGCTTATAAGTTTTATGTTAATGCCAATGGTGGCATATATAACTATAGCGGAAACAACGTAAACCTATCAGACGAGCGTGAAAAGAAAAACATTGAACTTTTAGAATCTCAATGGGATTCATTAAAGCAATGGAGCTTAAAGAAGTTTCATTACAACGCTGACGCTGATTCAGATAACAAGAAGTTAGGTGTTATTGCTCAAGAAGTAGAAAAAGTTCTACCTGAACTTGTTACTGGTCAGAATACAAAAACAGTTAATTATAATGGACTTATAGGACTTTTGATTGAAACAGTTAAAGAACAGCAAAAGCAAATT